AAATCTTATGAAGTCGAGAAATGGATAAGCGGGTTGGAATTAGATGTTATGTTAGCCGATTGGTTGAGATATATCCCCGCCGTTGAAGCTGAAATCCCTGCCCATTATCACAATGGTAAGGATTTTATCCGTTTCCTTGATAATGAGGACATTCCTGTGCCAAACACCACTGTCTGTGAAAAGATTCAAGACGTTGTTGCTAAAGTGGTTGACACGATATGTCCTTGTTTACCAGAGAATATGTCGGAAGATAGTCCTTCGTCCTCAGACTATACTAGTTGTGAAGATGGAACCTACCCTGTTGGTAAATTGAAAGAAGTTGTTGTTCATGCGGTTTCGACATCGAAACCAGAGATAACTCTTTTGCCTTTGCCACTGGATGATTCAGCTGATGAGAGCATACCAAGTACACCTGCATCTGAAGTTTGTGTTCCGGATGCTCCGGATCTTACTATTCCTATTATCGATGTTGTTGTGTTGGACGAAACTGGTGTTGTTCCTCAGCCTGATTTTCTGCCTGTTCCAAGTGCACCTGCCTTTTCCCCGGAACCTATCCCTAAGATCAAACATGTACATCCTAAAACAGGAGAAGTTACAGAATTAGAACCAGTTTCTTCTAAATTTGAAGGGTTCAATGATTGGGATTACATGGACGACCTTTATGAGCAATTCTGGGGCTCAAACAACAATCACATTCCTACCTCGGAACCAGCTGGAGTTCGCGAAGAAGTAGATGAGCAAACAATGTTTGCTGCATGTCCTAGAGGAACATTTAACGATTACGTGCGACCGGATGGAGATATTACTTCCAAAGCTGATGCTTATGGGTTCTCCCCGCACTTTCAAGATCGCATGCATATGTTTGTTCCACAAGACGTTGCCCCTGTCCAGCCTATCGATCCTAAGAGCACAGTCATAGATTGTCCTCCTTTCATCAAATTTGAACACCCTCCTGCTGATTCTTATCGAGAAATTCACACAATGGCTCCGGCCATCGCTGTTCATCAAGACATTACGTCTATGAATGAAGCCACTTCACAGGTGGTTGAGAATACTTTTACTACAGCCAAGGTGGATGCAGATGAGTTGTTCAATGGTGTCAATCCTAGAAATCATCCTTTAGATTATAAGGTTAAGTACCTTTCTATTGGACCAGGTTATGGAAAACACTTTGATGGGAAGAAAGTTTGTCAAGAGTTGGAAGTCCTTGCAAATCGATATCAGAATACCAGACTTAAGCGTCTTACAGAAACAGGAAAACAGTTGATCATGAAAATGGTCGACCTCTGGTTTGAGGAATATAAAGCCCCCGCTTTTAATTTCTCTCAATTCTGGCAAGATGAGGAAAAGGTTACTGAATTCATTCAGGAATTTATGAAGAGTTCTCACATGAAGAACTATCATAAACAATTCCCTGATGTCGAGATGCCAGACGAGAAAGCTATTCGGTTCCATTTGAAAGCCATTTTCAAACCAGACACTACTACTAAAGATTTCGATCTTTACAAAGCTGGTCAAGGAATTTCTGCGTGGAGCCCGAATGCTGTTGCTGCCTTCGGTTTAGCTTCTCGACTCATTGACGAATACGATAGATCAACAGACCTTCAGAGTGGAAGGCACACGGCCCATACCGATAATGGAG